AGTAAATCCGTGACCTGCCTGAGTGACGAAAATCTTGTTCGAGGTGAGAGCCTGAGATGCTTGGTTGATGAGAGAAACCTCACCACCAATGTAGTTCTTCACAAAACCACGATCACCAGTCAAACCGATCAGGATGGTCTTCTGGATTTCGCCATTGTTTGCTGGCTTAACACCCGTGATGTTTCCGCTTGTCGAGGGGCTGACGAAGTACGCAGCACCAGCAACCAGACTAGCAGACTCATCACTTACACCAGAGAAGTTACCAATGATTTCACCTTGGGTTGTGATTTCAAATCTGTCGGTGGTTATGACTCTGGAAACAACACCAATCGCTTCTGCTGTAACTGGATTATCCCCGAGAGCCTTGGTGTACTCACCATCTGACTTCATGTACACAACATTACCAAAGGTTAATCCGTGACCCGTCTGGGTGACTGTGATTTTATTAGCACCATTAGCAATCGAGACATAACCATCGTCGTCGATTCTCATGACATCGGAAGAGTGACCAGCGGCGATGTCTGTATTGAATGATCTGAAGATGGTATCGGAACCTGTGGTTCCAGCGGTGGTTCCCGTACCGAATTCGATGATGAGACCCTTGGGTGCAGTTCCTCCCGATGCGCCAGTTGCTAGGCGAATATCGGTTGCACCAAGGATTGCTTTACCTGTTCCGAGTGAGATGTTCTGGTTTGTGTTCCAAGCAGCGTTGTCGTACTTCCAAAGGAACTCCTTGTCACCCGAACTACCCTTGACGATGATACCACCACCCGCACTATTTCCAGATGCATTCATGATGGTGTCATCGTCGGCAGAGACACCAGTTGCACCTAGAATAATGTTGAAGTCATCTACAGTAAACTCTGTCGAGTTGATGGTGGTGGTCGAGCCGTTTACGGTAATACTGCCGTTGAATGTGATGTCCTTATCAATGGTTGAACCGACCTCAATGAACAAGTTTCCGCTGGTGTCTGTTCCTGCGGAAATACCATCACCTACCACGGTCCCCTGACTTGAGATAGAAACGCTACCGAGTTGGTAGAGTTTCATCAGGTTCAACTTTTCAATTATAGAGCCGTTGGTAACGGTGAACCACTCATAAAAAGTGTCACTTAGAACAAGATCTGGAATTTGGTAAGTGTTTGTTTCAACGCCCATCTATTATTCTCTCTAATAACTGTTTAATTTGAGACAACTCGCCCTTCAGTGTATTTAGTTCATTTTCCACTCGGGATATTTTTTTCTTGTTTTGAATCTCTGGGGTTTCCTTATAAAGAAGTGCCCCACTAATCTCATCCCGTACAATATCTGATCTGTTTTCTATGGCTTTAATCACGATTCCAGTGCCACCACTCTCATAGATTTAACAATGGGAACAACATTTTGATCAGTGCTAAACAAACAAATTTTCACTGCAAAAATATCAAAGGGAACTATTGAACCTGAACGATACTCTTCTGTAACTACTTCACTTGGATCACTAGAGAATTTACTCGAAACTCGATTCAATCTTATGTAATCTACCTTATCAATACCTTTACCATCACCTTTTACCTTGCATTTGGCATAAACTTGAATTGTGTTCGGGTCAAATTTAACCGCGTCAACAAATACCCGAAGTCTGTTCGCCATTTGGTTTTCCTGCAAGCGAACTTTTTTCGTGATGTATCTGACTGCTGCCCCAGCGTTTGTTCCACTAGGGTTCAAATCATCTGTTGTGCCCTTATTATTGTTTATATTATTTTCTATCTCTAAGAATGTGCATGACTTGGTATCAAACGAGGGAGAAACTTCAGTTTCTGAACTACTAAGTGTCACGATAACATCCGTGCTTTCTGAAGAACTAATAGTTTCAGTTGAGGGTAGACTAATATTTTCGTTTTCTAATATCGAACCATTAGTCACTGAGTATGTCATACTCTTACTTGTTCCAGATGGAGTCAAGAAACTACCAATCATTCTAGCAACATTTACCTTATGTTCTGAACCCAAGTTCGTTGAAGTCAGAGTAAAGGATCTAGATCCTCCAGAGTTTTCAAATTCACAACGATTCATGTGGAACATAATGTCTTTAGTAAGATCTGGCTCGGATACATTAGTGTTTTGTGGTCTGAATAATTTACCACCGTAAACTGGTTTTTGAATTCTGTCACCACTTCCTAACTCCGAAGACCCAATGGTGGCTGTATATACTTCATAATCTTTACTGTTGGAACTTAAACATATTGCATACTCGCCTGGTTCTAGGAAAACTGGAGAGTCAAAAGTCACAGTGGTTTTTACAGAAGGACTGTCTGAGTCAACATTTACATCCGCAGGATAAATCACCTTTTCGGAGAAAGGAATGATCGCCGAAGGATGAGGATATCCGTTTTTAGTGGGTCTTATTTGAACTGTTACGGGAAGAGTCGAATCTTTACCTGCAAAGTAAAGACACACATCCTGAACAAACAATCCCTTTGGATGAGAAGATTCGTTAACGAAGAAAGTCTGAGACAGAGGATCAAGCCACTGATATTGTTTCCCTGTTCTTAGAACTTTCTTTCTGGTGTTAACATCTGAGGGAATAGAGGTACTGTTGACAGTTTGTTTTCTCCTATGAATAGGTCTAACAGAGGAGATGCCCTGTGAACGAGTTTCATAAATTCCTTGTGAATGCAGAACAGTTTCTGCTATAGTGTTGGCAGAAGAAATATCATTTGCGTTATCGATAAATCGAAGAATTCTATTACCACTTAAGATAGTTTCACTTGGTATGGTTAATGTAAGTCCGCTCAGTTTACCTGTGTCGTCGGTGGTTAGAGATCCATTGACATTATTAGTGACTTCAGTATTATCAATGTACACATTCATGATTGTGTTTGGCTTCAAGTTATGCACGGTGAGAGGAACATCTTTTACTCGCATGTAAGGGACAACACTCAAGTCCACAACCTTATCTCTAAGAGTTTTCACGATGTGATCGGGAAAAGAATTTATGTTAGAAGAAACTTGTTCTATTCTTTGCTCGATGCTTTGTGTTCTTCGAGGAATTGTGCTTTCTTTCTGCATGTGTGAACGAATGGTGTTTAATTTTTCATTAGTCTTAGGTACAGAAAGAAGTCTTTCTAATTTGCTCGAACTAACCTTTTTGTCAGGAGCAATACCACACCAGATAGATTCCCAATCATTCCATTGAGATCCAAATCCAACTTTGGTGTCATTGTATGATGTTGCAACCCAAGCATCGTTTTCACCGAGAGCATTTGTTTTGACAACTGGCCGAGAAAGATCATCAAACCAAGTGTCAATATTATCATTTGTTTCAATCGATCCGACCCAATTCACCAACTGATAAGGATTGATTTTTATTTTTTCGCTTGCACTTAATTGTTCAGCAAAAGTTATGCCTGAAGTTGAATAGTCCAGCGTAATAATACCGTTGTTATGTAATCTAAGATTTTCACCAACATTGTTTACTGATGGGGTATAATCATAAACATCAAAAGAAGGCCTTAGAGATTTAGATTGAAAATCAATTGAACACTCATAGTCATCGTTGGAAACATCACCAATATTATGTCCAGTGAAGTCATCAACTAGGATGGCTTTCTTTTCGAGTTCTGTTCCGCCATCCGTAAAACTAATGGCATCAATTTTTGATTCGATATTAGTGAGAGAACTAAGAACCTCTATCTTTTCTAACCGTTTATCCACATCCCCAATTTCTTTCATCGTATACCTCTTGTGAGATACACCCTCAATTTCAATATCATTTGGGTTATGGGTATAAGCAGGAATAATTAGGCGATAAAGAGTTAAAGAATTTTCTTCATCCGCTGGAGTTTCTGGGACCAGTGATGGTTTTCCTGAAACCACTTTGAATTTAGTTAAATCATCATTTATATCTCTTTTGAGAATTACTTTATCGATTCTTGGCAAGTAATATTCGTGTGCTAGTTTCAGAACATCATTTTCTCGGAGAGAAGTGATTTGTAAAATCGGAACGGCCGAGGAAGAAAGAACCCTTTCATTCGCGGGAACATCATCGGTTGTTGCATTTCTATCATAGTCACGAATAAAACGAAAATCTACACATGAAGTAAGAGACATGGTTTTACCAGAAAATTCACTTGTATATACTGGTATGTCTTCATATTTAAATGTTTCACTGCTGTTTTCATAAGGATTGTCGATTGGATAAGAGTCTACGGTTATAAATCCATACTTACCTTCGTGTTCAAAATAATCATAGTCTATTTGTAACGAAAAGGTGTAGTCCCCATTCTCATCCGTGTATCTCTCTTCCGCAGTTTTGGTAAAGTATAGTCTACCAAACTCATAAGAATAGTCTCGTTGTCCATTATCAAAGGTGAAATCTGATATGACCGAGGTGCCTTCTGAAACATCATCTCTAGGATCGTTTGAGGTTATTGTGGCAGATCTTATGCGAATAACATCCGATCTGTTTAACTGGATATAAGATTTTCCTGTGTCGTCTGTTTGGACATCCACACCAGAAACTGTAAGAACTTCATTTCTTAATTTTTTCTGACGAATGTTTGACTGATAGTCTGTGTTGTGTCTAAATTCTATGGTCGCTATGAATCCATAACTTGTATTAGCAATTAGATTTTCGAGATGTAAAGCATCACCAAAATTCTTTATACGCCATCCTGTTGTGAATCGCGTTTTATCTGGATCACCTTCAGGAATTGCATCATTATTCCTAAACGCTTGATAGTAAGTTCGAGCAAAATCGTTCTCTAGCGTGCTGGTCCCTTCACTTCTGTCTCCCACAAAACTAAACGAGGCAGCATCGATACCAACTGGATTGGCAGAAGTTAGCGGAACGATCGCTCTACCTTCGCCGTCTGAGGAAAAACTGAAGGTAACTCTCATTCGAACATTTAAGTCCGTTATTGTTTTTACAGCCGAACCCCTATCAACAGGGAAAATTAGACTTGAGTCTGTGGAGTTAAACGATACTCCATCGGCTAGAGCAATAATGTTCTCTTCTGTTTCGTCGTAAGATATAGCAATTCTACCTGAGATTCTCTCATTTTCATTTAAATTTATGTCCATGAGATAGAAACGATAAAATCTTTGATCTAAGTCTGCGGTTTGAATTGAAATGAGTTTGGCGGTTCCTATCGATCTAAAAGAACCTGTGTCATCTTTAAGAATGGTAACAGTATCAGGCTCTGTGATCCCCTTACCACTTGATATTGAACCCAAAAATCCGCCTGGGAGTATGTTACTCCCGTCGTCACCTTCAGGTCCACCTATAAACTGTAAGTCAAGGTATGATCCTAGTTGATATGGTCTTATGGTAGTTAATGACCTAGATTCTGTAACTCTTGCCTTATCGATATCAATAAATTCTTTGGATTGATTTTCAAATTCATATCCGAACAAATATGATTTACCTGTTCCCAAACCAAGAGAAAGTTTAGAAGAGTCGCTTGAGTGTTCCTCTACATCTAACTCAAAAGGATCTACAATGTACGAACCCGATTCGTCGTATGTTCTTCTTGCCAATGTATTTTCGAGTTCTGCATAGTCACTGTAAATAACCTGATTGGTTATGTCTCCATTATCAGTAACGGTTGCTAGTGGTATAAAGTTGTCTCGACTTGATGACTTATGGAAGTTTAGGTTTAGGGATAACTGATATCTATCCCCGCCAGGTGCGTTGTAATTATAAGATCCTCTGGATGGGTCTAGCAGAGTGCTATCGTCGTTTGATCCGATATAATTTCTTTCAATATCAAAACCGTATACACCCTCTCCCGTTAGTCCTTGACTATCAATATTAGCAGCATATTGTTCTCCGGTTCTAGCAAAATATCCATCAACATAGTAAATACCCTCAGTGACCGAAAACAATTTTGTTTGACCCGTAGTTACAATAGTTGCTGTTGCAGAAATACCACTAATTGACGAGGTAACAGTTCCAGAGGTTGGTAAAGATTGCCTGACAACCTGAACAAAAAGATATTTGATGTTGTTAATAGTTTCAGCATGTACCACCTTACCAACAAAGGAGTTGCCGTCATCATCCACCTGACTTATCTCATAATCAATAAAGGACGACAATTCTTGATCAGTCGTCACTGTCATAAAATCAATTGTTTGATACGCACTTTCTCCACCATAAACTTTGGATCCATCCTTGAAGACATGATTACCCAGTCTCTCTACTTGGCTTTGTAGAATAGATTGAATCTGTGAAAGTTCTCTTGCTTGTATGGCATAACCAGGCCTAAAGAGAATCTTCTGGTAGTTTTTTGTTTCATCGAAATCATCGTAATAAGGTTCGATGTTAAAAAGATCTGAATTATACGATGGCATTCAATTCTCCTTAGAATCCAATAGAGATTCGGAACTCTTCTCTTTGTCTCTTTTGTCTTGATATAGGTCTTATATTCTGTATGTATAACACCTCTCCTGAACCCTTCACCAAATCTGGCTCAACAATTGAGGAAATAGTAAACGAACCATCGGGACTGGAGAATGTATTTCCAGAGGTAAATCCACCAACTACATTAGTGATGATTAACTCCCCTGTGTTTCCGTTTGTGGCACTCCACGATGCAACATCAGCCGTGCTGAAAATTCTAGAGTTTTCTTGTGTGATCCCGTCATCTAGTGTGAACGAAGAACTAGTTAGACTGCCTCCACTGTCCTGAACAATGACAGTGGTTGTCATCTTATACACGGGAATTTCTGAAGCATCAATGAATGTGTCAATACCAGAATCAATCCTCGAAACTTTAGTTGTGTTTCCTAACTTTGTAAAGGTTCCTGAAGTGGTTCCAAAAGTTCCTAGCAATTCTCCACCCTCGTCTTCGGAATTTAGGTAGTCAGAGTGTTCAGCAAGTGAGGTTTTCCCCTTGATAGGTTGAGTTGTGCCTGTCGAAAAAGGAATAGCGGCAAAACTACCCGTTGCCGATAACCTTAAAACTAATTCCCGAGAGGAAGAGTCCCAATACTTTACTACTCCCTCGGCCGTAGATCCTACGACATCATTGAATTGTGTTACATTTTCATATAGAGCGTAATCACCAGAGGCACCAGAAGAACCAAAATTTATTCTAATAGTTTGATCTGTTCCACTAGGTAAAACAAAATCAGCAGATGGGTTCTGTAAAACTAGTTTTCCTCCCTGACGGTCATCATTTAACTTCCATGAAACTATTTCAGCGATAGTCTTGGAATCAAAGCCGTAAACATTTTCACCAACGGTAAATGTGGGATTATTACCAGTATCAAAATATTCTTCCGCTGATATTCCATATGGTTTTCTGATATTTAGACTAGTCTTTCTATCGTATTCACTACCAGCCACTCTTTCGGAGTTGTCATTTAAAATTGGATTTTTAATTATTCCAAATTGTCTGAAATCATTTACATTAATAATTTCAGGCTGATTTTCTATGTTCTCGTTTAGAACACGAATCATGAGTCGTGAAGTCTCTAATTCGTTGGGAATGTTTGAACCATGTCCACCTTTTGGTCCTATTTGAACATCAGCAGTTGGTGTTGATCCTGACGAAAGTGTAGTGGGAAAAGTTGCAAAACCAAACTTATATCCTCGACCACCATCTACAATAGAAATCCCATTTGGTTTTTTGTCGGCATCAACATTGACATATGCTTTTGCCCCACTCCCATCTCCATGAATTAAGATTTCTGGGAATATTTGAATTTGAGATGGATTTAAATTACCTCTACCATAAATTGTTTGTGACAAAGCAGTATCAAGAGTTATTTCCCGAGTTGATGAATTATAGTTTGTTATTCTTCTCAGTTGTCCTATTTCTGCTCCTTGACCTCCCGAAACATAAAGAACATATCCCACATACGCTGTCGCGTCACCAGAAATTTGACTACTGTCATCTGGCAGAAAACAACCAGTAACTCCAGCGGGAGCATCCGCTTGAAGTTCGAACGCCTCTCTTAGTGAGTATTCGTATACTGCATTATTTGGAGTAACATCCACTTTGTAGATTAGTCCGTCTATAGCCTTTGACTGAACTTCATATTGTAACTGTGCGATGGTTTCATCTGTTTTTTGTGTAGTAGAAACTGGCATATACTCATCGGTGAGAAAATCTTTCTGATCCTCCGTTAACTTATACATGAATTGCCATTTATAACCATCACTTGTCGTAAAGATGTATGTCCCTGTGAAGGTAGGTTTTTCGGTACTGGCTATTCCTCCGTTGTTATCGATGCACTTATATACCCTGTCCGAGTCAGCCAAAACATAATAAGATTTTAGAGAACCAACATCATGCAAATCAACCGAATCATCATATTCATCATATATTGTTCCTGTTGCCCAGTCTATTCTTGGAACCACGAACGCACAATTCCTTTCATCAATCTTGATGCAGAAGAGAGAATTTCTTAATGCTTCGTTGTGAGTGGCTACAGAATCAACAACTGATGGAGGAGTCTCCTCATCCGACCAAGCAGTGGGTTTACCAAAAAACAAAAAGTAATTATCTTTAGAAATTGGGTCGAATGAAGACAACAAACTTTCTGCGAAGTCAGTTCTGAATTTATTTTGTAATGCATCAGTTAACGACATTTATTTTCCTCATGGGTTAGGACTTTCGGAGGTCGTTCCATATGGAATACTATAATATTCATCATGTGTCCCTCCATCAGCCGTGCTTCCCAGATATGGGAACTGTGGAGATGTCCATGTAGAATATGTAGGATTAGAATGAAAATGCTCGCCCACAGGAATGAAGAAAAATGGATCTAAAGTAATTCCACCGAATGAAGTTCCCGAAGGTATGATGTTCAGTCCGCGTACATTTGGATGATGATAGACTGGAAAAAAGTTTAGATCTAAACTTTGTGCAGCCGTAACTCCTTCTGCTCCTGCCGTTCCAAGAGGTCCAGTCAGTCCTGTACCAACAACATGTGCCGTAATGCCTGCTTCGGGAACAGTTCCGATTGTATTACCATTTGCTGTGACACCCGTGAAGCCAGGTGCAAATCCATTGGGGTATAAATCAACACTGGTTCCGCTGGTGGAGTTGTTTGATCTGAGATCCTGTGTTGTTCCAAAAGTATATGGTGTGTAGTTTCCTATGATAGACAGTTCTTCTATCGCAGTCTGACTATGAAATGGTAAGTCGCTGGTTAGATTTTTGGAAAGAAGAACATCACCGAAAACTTTAAATCCTGCGGGGTGAATGAGAGCCTTGAGGGCTTTCTCGTATTTTTTAAGGGATAAATTTGTTTTCAACACATAAGAAAATCTCTGGTAATAATCACCGTCTTGCAGTTTCTTTCGTGAACTTGGCTTTCCTCCATCATCATAAAAGAACCCATCGTAAATAGCAAGGGCACTAGATTTTCCTACACCTAAAGCCCCATCACCCGTTTCGGACTCTACACTAAATTCCACATCTTCTGTATAGTTTGCTCCGTGATTTAAAATCACAATTTGTTTAATTCTTCCTAAGTTGTCAACGCGAGCAACTCTAGCGGCTGCACCCACGCCCGTCTTATTGTCAATGATAACAATGTTGTCATTGATTCTATATCCAGATCCTGCATTGGTAAGTTCAAACTCTCCCACCAAATTGAAGATAGTTTCTGTTATGGTGTTCCCTGAACTAATTTCACACGATACCTTTCTCCCACCAAAAAAGTTTCCTTGAATATCTTCTAAAAATAACTCAGTAACCTTATACGGAAAAATTTCATACTGAACAACATCAACCACCGTGGCGGTGGCATCTGTTACAGTTCCCGCTAAAGATTTTTGTGATATTGTTTTGCCCTTCATAGAAAAAACATCTGAGGCGTTTGCAGAAGTAACTCGAATAGATTTCTTTTCTATCCATTTACCACCAGATGATTCTATCATGTCAACTCGGGGATAATAAAATTCTACAATGCTGTTGTAAAATGCATGAAAGAAAAACTCAAACGATTTTTCTGTTCCTTTTACGGCATAAAAATCTTTGATCTGTTTTAAGATATTTTTTCTGTCAATAATATTACCCGACAGATCTGACTCAAAGACTCTAGGAATATTTTTCATAAACCTGTCTTCGAACGAATCAACAAAATCTGTCAATGTTTTATCAATGTCTGTGTAATCATTTAAAAGCAGTGTTCTCTCTGTTGCGTTTCCTTCATTTTCCATCCACTCATAATATGCCTCTAAAAACGCGACAAAGTTGGGATGATCTAAATTTACAAAATCGGGGACTTGACTTTGAATTAGAGGCGAGATGCCCTCCATTAATCTTCTAGTTCTCTCAGGTAATGGAACAAGTTCACCGTTAACATAAACGGTATCTGGACCAGTGCCTCCACGGAGAAGTAAACTTAGTGACATCTATCAATATCCACTGCTAGAGGTTGAGGATGAAGAAGTTGAGGACGAGGATGAAGAGGTTGAAGTTGAAGTTGAAGTTGAAGTTGAAGAGCCCTGACCAGAAACCGAGACAGTATCTGTTCTCGTAACAGAAATTGCCTGGTTTACCGTGGCATCGAAAGTTAAAATATTATTATTGACCGTTTTAACGACATCTTCACGCGGAGTCACTGTGAAACGGATCGTCCCGTTTGTGGTGGCACTGAGAGGAGTGAAATCATTTATTGTGACCACACCTGTCTCAAAATTCACTGATCCAACATCACTAAACACCGTGGTTCTAATATTGTCCACAGTTTCGTATATTCTTAGTTTACCATCCATATCAGCGTCAATACCGCCCAAGAATATTGTTCCGTCTGTCTTTTCATATGCAAAAAGTGTGGACTGACATGATGTGGGTCCAACATTGCCGTCCCTACTGTCGTGATATGTGTTTGCTATTGTATTTTGAAAGTTTATGACATAGTTTTGTTTCTTGTTGAGAGTTGGAGCAATTCTTTTTTCCATTTGCACATCGACATCAACAAACAACAAAGACGGATCCAAGGATCTACACAACTCTTCTAATTTATTGATGTATAAATTTTTTCCGAACTTAGAGAGATTTTCGGTGGAAAATAATCCAAGGTATACAAATATCAGAGTTCGTAATTCCTGCTCATTTTTGGTTGTTAATGTAGAATCATAATCAAATTGAGCATTGAACTTAAGATATGTGTATGATGGATCTATTATTTCGGGAATAACCCCAACTACATTTTTGGCTCGAAACACATCTCGTAATACATCCTCTTTCTCGTCCTCAGTTAAGACTCCACCAGATGATGGTTTTATTGAAACGAAAACCTTTCCATATTGGGGAGGATCGTAGTCTTCCCCACCAAAAACTAAAACATCATCAGCGTTGCCATACTCAGCCAAGGTTAGACTCTTATAGTCATTCTTCGTTACCGCTCTATCCTGAGTCTGGTAAAATAGAGGTGCGTTCTGACGGATACTCTCCACCGTTTCTCTGGCAGATCCACCAACGGCAGATTGAGACACGATAACAGTTCCATTACTTAGGTTCGCAGTAAATGATCTGTTCGTATCACTATCATTTCTTCCCACACCATTCGATACTGATCCAGAGGTGGTTAAAAACTCTATGGTAACAACATTACCATCATCTACCTTTTTACCCACAATATTGTCGCCAAATTTTATCTCGTATAATCCTTGAGTAGTTTCCTCTAGGAAATACTTTTTACTACCTGCGGTTACGCCAGTGATGTCAGTGATTTTCGACCATACATCAGAATTACCCGTTGCATCATTAGTTGATTCCGAAACTTTGACTGTCATATGATCAGTGTCTACATTTTCTGCGGGAATCAGATATTTTGTGCTTGTGTTTGAACTGGCCACATATGAGATGGTAGACCAAGATCCCTCATAAATTGAAAATTCATCGGAGACATGTGGTGCATCGCCAGTTGCTCCGATCATTACGGGACTGGTATTATAAAATTTATAATCCACCCCTTCAATGGTCGAAGTAAATTCTGTTTTAGCAGGTATTAAAATAGTGTCGGCACCAGCAGATGAAAAACTTACTGTCACTCTCGCTTCAGCGGCCTTGGTTGAATGGGGTGTGTATCCAATTTGTTTTGCGTGAGAAACAACCGACTCTCTCTTCAAGGCACTATCAAGAAACATTTCATTGGCAACCATGTTCGCGTAATACGCAGAATAATGGGTGTTATATGATAAAACATCCAGCAAAATCGAAAGACCAGAACCATTAAAATCGTAGTCTTTGAATCTGTCTTGTGATTCTAGATATGTTTGTAAATTTGAACGAATGTCATCGAAATCGAGATCGGTTACATTCTTTATAGCGTTGATTGCCATTATCGTAGCCTCTCAAGGGTTAAAGTTACTTGTCCCGTTTCCCGAACATTTTTTGGTCTAAACACAATAGAAACATCAAATGAATTTTTTACTTCATTACCAGAGACAACCACATCCACCAATTCTACTCTAGGTTCATTTTCTTTTATGACTTTTTCTATTGAATTTTTTATACGAACGGCAGTTACAGTTGTCATGGGTTCGAACAAATATAGATGAACACCAGAATTTAATTCGGGTCTAAAGGGTCTATCGTAAGAAGAGGTCAAAACCAAGTTACGAATAGAACGCTTAAGTGCGTTCATGTCGGTTAATATGGTTACATCACCAGTAAGTGGGTGCGGTATGAAGTCTAAATTTAGGTCTGAGTATCGTGTCATGCCTTATGTATGCCTTAAATTAGACTAAATGCCAGGATTTGCACCCTCGGGGAGATCTGGATTTTTCTTAATTTCAATAGCCTCTTCAAGTCTTGATGCTAAACCAAAAGTGCCGATTACAAAGTCGTTACGATCGTCGGGGAAAGCATCAATGTATGCCAAGGACTTCTCTAGTTGATCCAGCGGGAAGGTATTAAGTAAGAACTCAACGGGTGCATCATACAATCCTGTTGAGGTAAACCCACCATTTCTCTGCTGGTTTTTATAAACATCTAAAAGAGATCTTGCCACTGATCTGTAACTCAGAGCAGTTTCCACTCTCACATCTTCAAGTGTTCTGGGTTCTTGAGTGGCCTTAATGGGAAGATTTGCCGAGACTGGTGACTGATCCGTAGTCTCGTCTGTGATATCTCCTGTGCTTTCCTCTTCTTTCGCCTCCTCGTCATCGGATGTTGCTTCCTCTATTCTATTCTCTAAGTCTTCAAAGAACTTGTCTACATCATTCCCAAATTCCTCCACATTAGTGGCAAGATCTTTAGCCGCCTGTTCGGCTTGTTCAACAATTTGTTCACCTGCCTCAATGATGTCCTCAGCAGATTTTTGAATTGCTTCAACAGTTTCTCTACCAATCTCCACAGTTTCCTCTATAACCTGCTGAACCTGCTCCTTAACGCTCTCTGCTATCCCCTCAACGCTCTCCTTGATTCCATTAACGACATCCTCTGGATCAGGTATTTGACTTAATATATCATCAACACTCGGCAGAGAAGGTAATTCTAGACTGGGGATTAAATTGGTTAGGTCTGGAGAAGCAACAAGATCCTTGATAACTTTTCCTGCCATACACGGATCGCTGAGAACACTGCTCAGTGCTGTATTTGCCAATGCAAACTGATCCAGGAAAGCCAACGCACCAGCAAGATAGGCGTCTTCTGCGTTTATAATATTGGTAATACTTTGCTGAATGGTTCTAACATTTCCCAAAATTTGTTGTGCTTCATTATAAAATTCAGCGGGAGAAGGGTCAACAAATGAAGAGGATGGTATGGGAGGAATAGCGTTTGGATCACCAGCGTTAAAACCTAAACCAAACTGAGCCAAAAAGTTTCCTGCTGCCTCGACCGCAGTGTTTGATTGTTGAATCGCATTGACGCCAAACTCTTGCTTAAGACTGTTGAAACCATGAGAAAAATTGTCCTTTAATAATTCCTCTGGGTTTGTAACAAGGGTGGCCAAAGCAGAATTATACGCACTACCAATCCCAAGTATTCTACCCATATCAGGCTCTCCCTCCTGAAAACCTACTATGAGTCCACTCATTCGATTTGTTCTTGCCTCAAACTCTACTAATTGATTCTGTAAACTAGTCAAAGTTTCCGACATCTCGCCGAAAAAACCGCCACCCGAAGTATTTGGTCCAGACAGTGTTCCAATCTTTGCAAGTGCTGAACCGATATTGTTTCGTACATTTCCTGCCAAGTTAGCGATTGGATTTGCAAAAGCCTCTCCACGCAGAACAGTCTTCATGAAGTCAAGCGAAGTCTCGGGAAGAATCTGCCGAAGGATGGCACAGTTATTAAGAGGGAAGTCCCCATTTCCTATTTGCGTAATTGACACTAGTTAATCCTTACATTCAGAGAGCCCATAATTATTTTGTGTCCACATAAAGCCTGGTCATCCACTCGAACCACTTGTTTCCCTCCAGCAAAAACATCGGGAGATCCGATACGAACTTCACTACAAATAACACTGTTACCATGATTATGGCAATCAACAGCAACTCCAGCAACCGCGATTGGTTGACCGTTCACAAATACCCCCGTGCTTGGAGCGAATCCAAGTTTAGTAGGTGCATCCACCAAAGAAAATCCTGCTAACGCTGCTTGTGGCATATTAAATCTCTTGTTTATGTATTAAGACCAATTAAGTTTAATAGTTATGGTATCTCCACCAGAAAGGAGATTCCAAAAGTTGGTTATTGATGTAACATCAGAAACCCATTTGACTCTAGGGGTCGTTAAATTGTCTCGTCCTCCTGTGTGATTTATTGAAGTTGCAGTGAATATTGTAGATCCATTATGTTGCCAAGTGCTTTCTGCTACAATGGGACCACCAGCATTAGTTACATCAGTTTCCCATGCACCAGCGTTAACATAATCACCAGTATTTTTAACTTTAAATAACCACTCAATGTTTGTAGCGGCACTGTTTCTTCTTAGGGGAGTTGAAGTATAAATGTCATAGTTATTAGCAACATCATCTGTACCAGAAAGAGACGCATTTGTAAGATTAAATCTATTGGTGCTTGTATGAGTAACCAATTCTGCATCAAGTTGTAACTTAACTCCAGCAGCGGGCGGTGTAGGAATAAACATTATATTAGGAGTCATTGAGTATATCCAACACTTATCTCTAAATCCGCCGCTGAGGAATTTCCAGTTACGCCTATAACAATTTTATTCGTTGCACTAATGAGTTTATTAGACAGTGACGCAGTAGATCCACTGGCAGAAACTCCAACCAGAGTTCCAATAGTATTACTGGTAGATGAATTTTTTAATTGTAAAGTGCATCCACCCGAGGAAGTCTTGGCAAAAAATTCTGTGACTGTTCTGCCCACAACCGCTCTTGGATCTATCGTATAATCTTTATTATCTGTAGGTGTCTCTATAAAAATAATATACGAGTCAGATATATGAACATCACCGGTTTGACCGCTAATAGATCCAACACCCTGAACTGCCCCTGTTGATCCGTTGAAAGATGCAACATATTTTGTTTTTGGTGGGTAAAGATCAAATCTAAGATATGCTACATCGCCATCACTAAACTCTGTGTTGATAATCGCTACAGGATCTGCTGCATGTGGAAATGCCGTGTCTGTTAGTTGTAAAGTCCTGACATCCGACGCAACACCAAACTGCCCAATGTCCTTTACAACCAACACTTCGGTTCCGTCATCCTTCATGATTACTAGATCACCACCACGGTCTGCCAGTTCGTCAAAGTAGGCATCTAAGGTGATACCATCGTTGGTGGTCTCATGTATGGAGATGAAGTCGTCGGTAAGTGTATAGGTATCGAACTTACCAGCGGCTGGTGATGCGCTTGCATCTGAATCGAACACATATTCGAAGCCTGGTGACAGGTTTACTGCACCCGTTACCCCGTTCACGGAGGAGACACCACCAGCAGTTGTTTGGTGAGTTCCATCAGGGAAGGTGATACCAGCGGCGTCAAGAGACAGTCCTTGCTGTAATGCAAATGTATCTGTGAGATGTGCAAGAGTCACACCATTAGTAGTAAGTGTAATCTCATCGTTCGCTGGGAACGCAAGGTGAGTGTTTATGTCACTAGTGTGTCTTAGTTTTTCTTGTATGTTAACGACTGAAGCCGATAAATTAATAGTGCTGCTTGTTATGTTTATTTGATCATGGCTATCTCGGACTAGAATGTTGTTACCATTACCGAAAGAATCGACATCACCAATACGAACATTTCTTCCGCTTGACACTTCAAACAGTGAATTATTATCGTCGTTGACGATATCAAAGGTGTCTGGAATTGAGATAAAACTACCTAGTGTAATTCCACCGTCAGAAGAAATACCAGCGACATGTAAATTTAATCCACTGGTGTTCACAGCACCAGTTAGTCCATTAAAAGATGACACGCCTTGTATAGCACCTGTTGATCCATTGAACGATGAAACAGTTTGAGTCGTTAAGGCAACACTTGTGATGGCACCAGTTAAACCATTTACCGATGTCACATAATCATCAAAAGTAACTGCCCCCGTTGAACCATTCCACGAAGAAACCCCCTGAAGATCGCCAGTCAATCCATTGAATGAACTAACTCCTTCCACATCACCCGTTAGTCCATTATACGAAGTAACGAATTTTTTGTTGAGCGGTCTAAAATAATTTTCATCGGATGGTAGTCTACCATACACTCTTTTTGATACCTGATAAATACTTTGATCATAAATTACAAGAGATCCCTTTTCATAAATTAAAAAATTTCCCTTGGTATCTTTCAATCTAAACTCTGGTATGGAGGGACCACTGCTGGTATCCTTTCGTGGCGGAGGAGTAACAGCATCCTGACCTTTCCATGCAGCACACCAGTGGTTAGATCTAACGGGAGCATTCCATCTGGTGCAATTTCCACCCAAACCCGTACTGCCAGGCGCAACATTATAAAAACTGCAATTGTAACACCCCTGACCCCTTGGAAGACCACCCGAGTTAGCAGGAGCATAAGCACCAGGCAGGTTTGGATGGTAAGGCTCTCCATCGGAGTATTGCCGAAGCGTTACTGTTTTTGGCTCCTCTGGCGCACTTCGTTGAGGGGTTGTGTTTGGTTGAATAGGATCATACGATGTGGGTGGAATCGTCGGTGCGGGTGGAACCGATGGGGAGGAGGGTGTTGTGGGACTAATAGGCGTAGGAGAACTCGGAGTCGATGGTGTTGAAGGACTCGAAGGACTCGAAGGTACAGAAGGTTGACTTGGTGAACCGTATCCGTAAGAACTCATTTGAATTTATCCCGGTGGGTTAAGGTTTACATTACCACCTTCGAGAACAATTTTAGCACCTCCACCACAAGCGAAAGATAATTTATCCTTCGCACAAAAATTGGTTTCTTGTCCTTCGGCACCCAAGTTTATTTTTTCCTCAGTTTTGATTCCGAAGTTTTTACAGTTAACCGTAAAATCATCCTCTAATTCAAAGTTTGCTTTTTTGCCCTTGAAAGTAAAATTTTCTGATTTGATAGCAACATTACCGAGAGCGGTTATATTTACATTTCCTCCCACAAATACATTGTTGTCGCCCAAAACTATGTCGTACTCATCTCCAACAGATTTTATTCTGATGCCATCTGGAGTAAATTCAACATATGATCCATTGATATGAGTAATGTTTATTCTTTCGGCGCCTGATGTATCATCAATTTCGATAATGTGTCCAGTAGTCGATTCATACACTTTATTGTTAGGATATGTGGGATTTGCAGGCGACGATGGTTCGTTCCAAGTTTCACCTGTGGCAGTTTCAACTTCCTCCAATTCCATACCAAGATATCTTGGATGCACTTCAGTCATTTCGTATGGAGAAGTTGTGGCCCTCTCATTGGTGTCTGGTTTTCCGTTGTAGGACTCACGGCTCGCTTTTTGATAAGCATCTGGTGTATTAAAACCAACCAAAGGATCATTCTCTTGAGAATTTATGCCTGGAATAGTTCCTAAAATCATGGGTTGGGTTGGAACTTCTTCTCCACCGTCAAGGAAGAATCCAAACACATGACTGCCTGGTAAAAATCCAGGCACAGTTTGCCCCTTCCCTCTGTTACACGCACTTGTTACAGGAAAAATAGGATGTGCCCAGTATAGTTGAACGGTAGGCAATTCTGCTAAATCGGCAGAATGATATCCGTGGATTCGGACTCTTGCTCTACCAAGAGTCTCGGGGTCGTTAATATCCTCAACAACTCCCGTCCACCAAACAAACGGTCCATTTTGTCCTTGAAATGGTATCAAAAATCTTCAACCCAAGATTCCGCCCAGGTTCTCCATTCTTCCAATTCTTCTTCCGTATAATCTCGACTCTTCAGTTCATCGATTCTTCGCTCATACTCTCGGTATTCGTTTTCCATAATAATCTCCTATTGCGGATAACCTTCCGCTTCGAAACTAGAAACTTTCGGTACTGCCTGAGAATAGGAATCGGTACATGCCTCAACAGTCATGGTGTAACCCTTACCTTTCTCTATATTGTGCTTTACCGATGTAACAATGTAAAATCCACTTCTATATTTATCTATGATGTCTCCAGAGGATACTCTTCCTCGTTGCTTCATGAATTCTAATTTGATTTTATCACCAACATTTGTTGAACTGCTACCCGAAACTAAAAATTTAATTCTCTTACTCAAAAGGGCATTTACTTGAGACTTTCTTTTCATTTTAATATCACCAGAAAAAATGCCTGAGTAGTTGTGACTATAGTTTGAAAGAATACTCGCTTCTTCTGATATATTTTCACTGGTTAAAGGGTATTCATTTGCGTGGCTACTATTACCGAACGCATCTTTGTACCCATACTTAATACCACCTGTTGTTTTATTTTTTACATCCGTATTTGACATGTACCCACTATACACACCATGAACAGTTTCGTCAAGAAAGTTTTCTCTACCTACGAAGTCAACCTCTTTGATTCTGAATCGAGAAGTGAATAAGTCAACACCATCTTCAATGGTTCCTCTTTGTGGATCTTCCTGCTCCCAAGAAAAATACCCTCTAACTGCCGTTTGTGTTAGCATGTTACCAGCGGAGACAAAATTCCAGCCATTAAAGTTTTCAAAGAAAAAGAAATTACAATCGTCTGGATTTGTCTTTCGCTGTGATTTCTTTGCGAGATATTGTATATGGGAAAAGGGATTGTTAAATGGTAGAACTAAAGTGTAACTCCCTTCAGTTTGCTCTCTGTTTAGAGGCAAAGATTCACCAAAGTGTTTAGACCAGATGGATCCCGCCATATCAGAAAGACTGCCGCTGTATGATCTGGAATCCTTTATCTTTGTATTTTCCACGGTTTCAACAGAAACGAACTTGAGATCGTAGTAGGTTGTTCTACCATTATCTGCTAACATTACATCCTCTCTGGAGAACAGTCTCATTTTCAGTTCTACCCTATCGTTATCAGGAGAGAAAAACTGAAGATCAAGAGTTTCGTTATTTTTTATTGGTAAGGATGAATACAAGTCTAACGAGTCTGCAACTCGTATCACACAATACATCGAGGGGTTTATCAACATGTCCTGATGAATACGAATATTCACAAAAAGATCAAGCAAAGAAATTCTATCACCCGAATCTAAAATTAGATCGAGTTTGTCAATCTGATAATCATTTCCTTTGCTATATCCACTCATGCTGTTATCAGTTCATTAAAAGCGGCCACAACTAAACTTAGATATTCTGGTGCAATTAATTTGATTGAAATTTTACTTTCATTCTGTTTGACCTCGTATTCAAAGTTAGTTTTTGCAAAATCGGAACTTCTGTCTCCACTGAGACCGAGATATACACCCAAACGAGTTTCATCAATTCGAGGGGGAACAGTAGTGTAAGAGCCAGATGATCCAGTTAAACCCAATGGAGTGCCATCGGGTGCAGCAAAAGAATTAATATGATCTCCCGTCCCAGTTTCAAAATGATGGAGAGCATGAAGACCATCCTCTATTCTCTTTATTTTTGCCTGTTCAATATTGTCACCCTTGTAAATTCCTATTAATTGTCCCTCGGTGAAATATGTGTGTTCCCCTGCGTCCACACGAATTCTAGACAAACTGGGTTCGTGTTCAACAATTCTCGCACGAACACTGAATTTTTCTTGACGAACACCGAAATCATCAATATTAGTGGTCGAAGAAAATATAGTTTCGTCTGCCGCGAAGGTCAAACCTGATAACTTTTTGTTATCAGAAGCATCGACAAGGTAAAAGTATTTACCAAAATACTTTTTCTTCGCATAGTTTTCCAACGAAACAATATCTAATGGTAAATCATAGTAGGGGTTTAGAGCGTCGTTAACTAAAAGAACCACCCAAAAATATTCGGGAGTGTCGTATAATCTGTCCGATATGTTTTCTGGTCTATCTCCGTCCTTTAGATCATAAGAAACAAAGAAAGAACTATCTTCTTTGCCTTGTGTTGAAATTTGAACACGGGTAAGAATGTCCGTTACTAACTTTCTTCTTGCAACGGGACCAAATGAATCTAAATATGACAGTATAGGAAACTTGTCAAAATACATCAGAAACCTTCCTCGATATCTTGTCTTGTAAGAGGACGCAATTCGGTAAATGTCATGGTTAAACTAGTCCTGACTGGACTTCCATCAGGAAAAGTAGCATTTATTCCATTTGGTGTGTAGTCAACATTTATATTTGTGAGGGCACACCTTCCGATTTTGTTCAGGAAAAGATTTTCGGTTACGACTTCGCTATTAGCATCGCCAGGGTTAAAAATCTTGTAGTAACGAATTTCAAACTCTGCTGGTATCTCCAAGAAAAATGAAGATTTATCAATAGCGGGGTGAGAAAACTCTCGGAAGGTTCGGATGATTTTACTTACCTCAACAGCCTCATCGGGATTTCTAGGAGCAAGGGAGAAAGTAAAATCAAAACTTCTACTAGAAACGCCTTGAAATATTTGCTCTTGTCTCGGATTTATTACTAAACCAGTAATCGCTTCGATCGCTTCATTTGCATTTATGTTGACACCAACAATATTACTGAGACCATCAATAGCATTGGCAAGACCTCGTTTGAGAGAAGGGGCTACCGAACTTAGATTACCCTTACCGATTTGAAGAATTTGATTTACCGCAGAGAAATCTACCCCCGAATAGTTGATGCTACCGTTATTTACTATTTTGTTTGGGATGTATAATGCAATACTCTTTTTTTGTTGTTCTGTGGCTGCTGCTAAACGGGTTCTTCCCGTTGCGGACGAAGTTCTCCTGTCTTTGATACCCAATTTTTCAAATTGACCATATTTAAAGGCCTTTTCTGCTGTGCTGTTTTGAAAATAAGCACTTCTAGCGGCCGTGTTACCTGCCGCGTTGGAAAGTAATTTATCAAGTTTTTCTTGTTCGTCTTCAAGGTTGCGTTGACGACCGGTCTTGTAACCATCAGACAATCCTGTCGAATCAGCGAGTCCAACTCCAACACCCTCGACTGCTGTTATTGAAGAGTCCACTATTTCTTTCGCGGTGCTTCGATTCCAAATGTTGGCAAGTCCAAATAAACTATAACCGTATATTCCTGAAAACGGTGGCGGCGAGATCGTTGTCATTTTTGAAATTTCTTTCGCCCGCTCTTCTTGTTCTATCGCTCGCTGGTCGTCTCTAAGTTGAATTGCTTCTCTAACTTTTCTAGTCTGTTCTCTCACTTCTTCATTTTTTCTGTCAAATATGGTGAAAAGAACAAATTGATTATATTCATCCGTTCCCAAATCCACAGGGTACTGGAGAGTATCCGATTCATTCCCGACTAACCTATTTTGATCGTGTTTGTCTAATTTTCCAAAAACAGGATCTATATTTCTTCTTCCTGACTTAGCGATAGGCATGACTTCTCCTAATACATACTAGTATGGCATATAAGGGAAAATATAGACCTAAGAATCCCTCAAAGTATATAGGCGATCCTACAAACATTATTTACCGTAGTTTGTGGGAACGCCGCTTTATGATGTATTGCGATAACGAAGATAATGTGATCTCATGGGGATCTGAAGAGGTCGTGGTCCCTTACCTATCACCTATCGACAATCGAATGCACCGCTACTATGTGGACTTCATCGTCGAGGTCAAGCAAAGAAATGGAATGAAGCGAACCAAATTGATAGAAGTCAAGCCTAAGAAGCAGTGTTCCCCTCCAAAGAAACAAAAGCGAGTCACGCGACGATACATTAGTGAAGTGAAGACATGGGGAGTGAACTCTGCCAAGTGGGAAGCCGCTAGAGAATATGCAGAGAATCGTGGGTGGGAATTTCAGATCCTAACGGAGAAGGAACTCAAACCATGAAAGAAATAAGAAAAGACACTTACATCATGGGAGGGGAAAACCGAACCCAGATCAATATCATCCACCAACGCAACATGAAAATGGGCGAGGATCTCCGCAAAGAACTTCTCGAAATGATAGGCAAAAAACCCGAAAAAACTCCAGTTCAAGCGGCGGACATAGAAGAAATTGGAGAAATAGAAGATGGGTTTGTGGTCAACTCAATGGAAGATGCCATCAAGTTCTTTGTGGGGACCATTAACTCTGCATTTGGAAACGCAGACTATACAGCAAACGAAGTAACAGACTTTCTACTCACAACAGAAGACTCAGTGAGTGCATATGAAAGCATCGAGGGCGGTATGTTCCTCTTTAAGTACGAGCCAACCACAGCAACCAAACTAAAATACTATGACCGACTTCCTCTCGTTATAAATTTGGGGTCGTCTGGCTCAGGACTCACGGGGCTGAACCTGCACTACCTACCACCAAGGTATAGAGTGGCATTCATGAAAGCACTCTTTGGAGATCAAGACCTCGACACACTAGATGAAGATGACATGCAAAGTAGGTTAGGCAAAATTTCATCATATAAATTCGTTAGACCCACCTACAAGCAGTATAAATACGAAGGTATTGCGTCTCGACTCATTCGAATACCAATCCAAAATTGGACCCTTGCTTCTCTTCTACCCATAAGCAGTTTTCAGAAGCAGTCCAAGAAAGATGTTTGGGATGACTCAATCAGAATGATCAACGACGAAGAAAGAAGGATCTAATGCCATTACCATCAGACAATATCGATTCATATAGAAATCAATATACCAGAGCGGGACAACTTTATCGTCCTACTCGTTTTCAGATGGATATTCCTAAACTACCAAACCTGATCAATGTTCCCGCTTCACCTTTCAGAAAAGATTTTCAGTTTGCCATTGACACTGTATTCTTTCCTGGCAGAAATATTTCAAGCGAACCACTAAAGATCGCTGGACCCGTCGAAGAGATCCCATACGAGTCCACCTATAGTGGCGACCTTGACATCGGAATTCGCGTATCTGGGGACTTCAAGGAGAAAGTATTGATCGAGTCTTGGATGGATTTAGTTCTGAACCAAAGAACCCAAGATTTGCAGTATCCAGATTTCTATCGATGCGATGCTCTCCTTCATGGACTAAATTATAAAAATGAAATAATGTATACGCTCAAACTGACCGATGTATGGCCAAAGGGAGCAAGTCGAGTGAGTGTTGGTCAAGGTCTCACGGATTCAATTGCAACCATGCAAGTTCAATTGGCTTTCCGTCGATATTATCCAATCTATGTCGAGCAAACCTCGTACCACGGATCTCAGTTCGGCAACCAGTTTGTCAAGGACAAGATTGTTGCTCTTAGGAACCAAGGTGCGGAAAACAATCTTCCTGTAAGCCAAGAGAGAGTAGAAGAAGTTATTCTAAACGGTGGAGTTGCCGCCCAACAAATCGTCGGCGGAGCCGGCAACGATATAATTGCCATGGGCGGCGGCGGTGCCGTCGGTGCTTGATAAAATGGAGTTATTATGAGTTTACCTAAAGTTGATTCCCCCACATATCTTGTCCAGTTAACAAGCCTCGACAAGAAAGTAAAGTACAGACCATACACCATCGGTGAGGAAAAAATATTATTGATGGCCACAGAGTCAGAGTCTTCAGACGATGTGCTAGATGCAATCGTGAACATCTGTCAAGCGTGTGTGCTTGACGATATTGACATCCAAGACCTTCCTCTGTTTGATCTAGAGAAACTGCTAATTGCCATTAGATCCAAGTCTGTAGGCGAAGAGGTAGATGTTCTCGCTACCTGTCCCCACTGCGAAGAGAAAACAGAAGTCAAAATAAACATCCAAAAGTTGGCTACAGACACAAGCGAAAAACCAACCAAAAAAATCATGTTAGGTGATAAAGTAGGAATTTCTTTAGAGTATCCAAGCATTCGATCCTCAACCTCTCGGTCCTTTATTCATACAATGAGCATCACTGAAGCCATTCGTTGTTGTATAACTCAAGTTTTTGATGATACTGAAGTTTTTTCGTTTGCGAATGAGTCGGAAGAAGAGCAAGTAGAATTTATAGAGTCGCTAAGTGCAGAACATTTAAACACAATCACGAATGAGTTCTTTGATAAAATGCCTATCAATGTGATCGACATGGATTATACATGCCCTCACTGCGAGAAAAAGGTTGAGAGGAGATTTGAAAACCTTCTTGATTTTTTTATCTGATCAATACTCACACCACACTGTTTGAGTATTACAAAATGAATCATGAACTGATGTATTGGCATAAGTATTCTTTGACAGAGTTGAACGAAATGATTCCGTGGGAGAGAGAAGTCTATATTCAGTTAATTCTTGCAGAGATAGAAAAGCAGAAAAAGAATGGCAATTAAGCACCTGATACGACAACTCAATTCAAACCAAGATTCCTTTAAATTAACGGGATCTGGTTTAGGCGTTAGGGACAAACTTTCTAAGGTTGGTCTGGATACCTCCGCGAAATCCTTTCGTCTCGGTGGAAGAACAAAAGCATCCTCTGTAAATTTAGCAGCGGATAGAGACGCCAAAACCACAACACAAGCCGTAAACAATGCAATCGGAAACGGTGATGTGATGCTTATGGATACTCGACAGGTTTACTTCAGAAGACCTGTCACTCGATCTGCGATCAACATTTACAACCCACGAAAAGTTGAAATTGGGGCTGGTAGTGGAGGATCCAAAGATCAAACAACCGAAGCAGAGAAAAGAGAACAGGAACTAGAAGCAAGACGACGACGAAGAAGAATGGCTCTTCTTACGGGTGGTGCCGCGGGAGGAGCGGCCGCAGGGTCAGCCTCCGATAGCGGTGGAGGTGGTGGTGACGAATCAGATGAAGAAAGTTTATTTTCATTAGACACTGCGTTGGACGCACTTGGGGCATTTGCAGGTGTATCTGCTTTGGGTGGTGTATTCAAAAAACTCCTAAATTTCAGAAAAAGTATTATTCTTAGGGGTGCAGTAAAACTCGCCGGTGTCTCAGGATTAAGCAGGGCTAGAACAGCAAAAACAACAGCACCAAAAGCACCAACACCAAAGGCACCAGCACCAAAAGCAACAGCACCAAAAGCAACCCCAAAATTAGATACCAGAGTAGGCAGATACCGTGACCCCGTGACAGGAAGGTTTACCTCGGCTCCCAAACCTACACCAACAGTTAAACCATCCGCAGCCACAAGATTTGGTGGAGCAGCAAAAGCAGTGGGAAGCGGTGTTGCCCGTGGCGCAGGTATGGTAACGAGACTCGCCGGCGGGCCCGTTGGAGTTGCATTAATCGCAGCAGAGTTAATCGGACAAGAATATATAAGACGCCTACAGGAAAGCACGGAAGCACAGAATATTGCAAATGCCTCACATGCACGAAGAAGAGGAAATGCATTTTTTACTTCCACTGGCCAACCACTTGGTGAATTTTCAGAAAACGATCCTGGCTTCGTAAGGAGCATTGTGCAGGACAGAGCAAATCTTGTTAACAACACTCTTACTGTAGTAGGTGTGGTAAGAGGTGCAAAAGAAGCATTCTTGGTGGGAGATGACACTCAAGGAAGCATATATCTAAAATCCATTGAACCTCTACTAGAAGAAAGAGCAAGAATCGCAGGTAGACTCGGTGGAGTAATGCTCGCCGAAAACATGATTTCTTCACCAGGCGAAGTAAACATTCTAGGAAGGTTAAGCCCTGGTTCAGTCGGGGGAATAGATTTTAATGTTGAGCCAGGTTTGGATCAGGAAGTTCAAAGAGACTTGGACTTAATGAGAAAATCACAGTCCATGTTCGCGGTTTTCGACAAGAAAGATATAGACAATGCAAAAAGTAATCTACGAGTGACAGATACTGACCTTATTCTAGAAACGACGGGAAAAAGAAGACAGCAATACGAATCTGCGAAAGCCGCTCAGGGTATTGAATCGACACCATCAATGGTGGATGTTGCTCCTCCAACCAATGGCATGACTCCCACGGGAACTGCAACTGAAACTCCACCCGTAATCATAAACAATCAATCCGCACCCGCTCCCTCTCCTCCTCTACCAGAAACTAAATTAGACACCAGAGGTGATGAAGCCAGAGACATACGAGACTTGTCAATCGGAAACGGTCAAATGACTGGTGGACCAGGCATAGACTAAAAAAGCAGGCGCCCCGAAAGGCGCCTGCTTTGTTTCACACATCCTGAAGATATCAATCGTCAGCAAGTGAGTTGAAGTAGGACATGGCGTCCGCACTCTCATCAAACTTGTTGATATCCTCTTCGTCGGTGGATGTGTTTTCCGTGGGAGTCTGCGGAGTATTCACAGAAGTATCATGACTCACATTATCACGCTCCGCACTTGCGACCCCACGCTCATCACCCAGAAGAACCTCATCAAGGCGAGCCTTGAGTTCGTCGTACGACTTGAAGTTCTTGGGATCTGAGAACTCTCCAAGGAGATACTGGCTCTTCCAAAGACGCTCAAGTCGCTCATCGTCCCCGTCGTACAAAGCAGCGGGAGACTCGAACTCAGACTTGTCGTAGTTGACAAAACCAGAAACCTTACGCACCTTCAACTTGAAGTTTGCGCCGCCCCAATAATCAAAAGGATTCACCTTCTCCTCGTCTTGGAATTCAGGATTCATCGCTTCCTGAATCTTATCGAAGATCTTCTTGCCAAACTTGAACAGGAAGATCTTTCCTTCGTTCTGTGGATTCGCGGGATCACTTACCACAAGAATGTTGGAGATGTAACTGAGTCGTCGCTTGCGATCCCGTGCGATATCTTTATCCGACTCAACGCCGCTGTTCCAGAGACGACTGTTCATCTCAGAAACAGGATCCTTCTGACCCAGAGTGGTAAGAGAGTTCTCAATGTACCACCCGCCAGGGCCCTTGAATCCGTGGTTATACAACTTCACCCACGGAATGTCTTCTCCATCACTTGCAGGGAGAAAACGAATAACGGCAAAACCATTACCAGACTTGTCCAGTTCAGGCCGCCAGAACCGATCGTCCTTGTAGGACTTCTTGTTCTCACTTGCCTCCATCTCCTTCTGGAGACTATCAAGGCTTCCTTGTGAACGCTTCTTAAAATCGCTGAAACTCATATGAGTATCCTTTCCGCGAGGCACTCCCTCGCACTTGAGTTACGCTGGGAACTCCCCAGCACTGAATAGTAGTATAGTATGTTTTGTTGAGATGTCAATATTAAATCGGAAGTTTTGGGGTAGAGGGCAGCATGTTGAGACTTTCACCCTCTGCCTGAATCTTCTCGATTACTGGTTTTGATAAATACTTTGCAGCGATGGCAGGTTCGACTCCGTGCTTCTCACAGAGATCAACGATCGCATCAATGTACGATCCGCCATTTGCGTTTACAGATTCTTGGAGATCCGTGGTGAACATTCTTTCAACTTTTTCAAACATGATGTGGATTCCTTTCACATAAAGAATCTTACCACAGATACTATCCCAGTCAAGTATATATATTAAGAATATCCCAATTACGCTGGAGAGATTAAAAAATGTCAGACAACACAACCGACAATGTGTTCGTAACGACTGGCACATCTGCCGCAGGAGCAGGAGTAGCCACCGACTTTGTAAATGTAGGTGGAGTCACTGCCCACTACCAATATGTAAAACTGGTGTTCGGTAACGACAACACTGCCACCTATGTCAGTAAGACAAGCGGCCAGCACCTCCCAGTTCAACTGTTCTCGGGTGGCTCTGCTCTCGGTGTTCAGGGATCTGCGTTAAAGACCTACCTTGATGCATCTGGCATCACAATGAATGTAAGCGTCAACGCACTAGGAATCACCGCTGTTGCCGTAGAAGGTGTAGCCACCTCAACCGCTCCACTCATGGTATCGGGAACCACCGCTATCGGTGGAGCCGTAGGAGTCACGGGTAATGTAGCCGTATCTGGTTCGGTTACTTCTACCGTTTCTGGTGGTGTCACCGTTGGTGGTTTCACTCAAGCAATATTCCCCGTTTTAATCTCAGGAACAACAGCAATCGGTGGAGCCGTAGGAGTCACGGGTGATGTGGCTGTTTCAGGTTCCGTTACCTCCACGGTGTCGGGTGGAGTTACGGTTGGTGGATTTACTCAAGCAACCTTCCCAGTTCTAATCTCGGGAACAACCGCGATTGGTGGCGCCGTCGGTGTCACAGGAACTGTTACCGCAATTGCGACCGACTTGGATATTCGAGGTCTAACCTTCGGCGTATCAGGATTTACTGGATCAACTGCGGGTGATGTTGACCACGCCATCGTCCAAGGAATCAGCGGAGCATTCCCAGTATCAACCCTCATCCGAGGATACTCTGCTGGAAATGATCTAGGAACACCAATTGCCGCTTCTGGTGATGCTCTCAAAGTAGCACTAACAGATGCAACAATCAATGCAACAGTGAATGTTGGATCAGAGGTTGGAATTAACAGCACAAACACTTTCATTCAGGTCTCTGGAAGTTCGGCTGGAAACTCACACGCACATCCAGTAATCATCGGAGGATGTGCAGGAGCAACCGCGATCGGTGTTACACTATCTCACACAGTCGCAGTGACAGGCACTGTTGGACTCACAGGTTCACAAACAGTCACTGCCGCCGATCTTGACATTCGCGGACTCTCATTTGGTGTCTCTGGATTCACAGGATCCACAGCAGGAGATGTTGATCATGTAATAGTTCAAGGTCTCAGTGGTGCATTCCCAGTCGGAACTGTTCTTCACGGAATGACAACTGGTGCTGGTGGTGGTCCAATCGCACTCAGCACCGTATTCAATGGTAACACCCCAACTCTACAAACTGATCTGCTTTCTGCGACGGGAATTACAAACGGAACTGCCGTACAAATTCAAGGTAGACATGATGGTCTGACCCTACAACCCGTTTACATCGCGGGTGTGGGCAGCACAAGTGCAGCGGGTGGTGTCTCCCCAACCGAAGGACTCGTCGGAGTTACCTTTGACCTAGTAAACGGTCTTCCAATCTCAGGTGGACTCACCGCAGTCGAGGGATCCAGTTTCGGAGCCGTTGCCTCGTTGCTGCACGGTACAAGTGGCGCATCGGTGCTACCAGTCGGTGTTTCGGGAGATTCGATCAAGGTTTCTGTGGTTGGTGCCGCAATCAACGCAACCATCAGTGATACAGACCTCACGATCGCAGGAGGAACCATTGAAATCGGTGGTGGAACTCTCGACAGTGCAACCGTCGTTGGAGGAACACTCGACAGCGTTACCATCACAGGAGGAACGGTCGGAATCACTTTCCCCGACCTGTACCAAATCAAGGGTCTCTCTGGTGGACTAACCAACATCTATGCAGGTATTACAGGAGTATGTGCAGGTGTCTCTGCCATAGCATCCGCAACTGACTCTAATGCCACAGCGATTGGTACACTTGGAACTGAAGTTGGTAGTCTTGCCACGGAGGTTGGAACCATCGCCAGCGACATCCCGGGAAATGTAGTATCAACTATTGGTTCTGCACCAAGCAAGAGAGTATTCGTAGAGGCCACAGCACCCTCCACAGTTAAATTAGCGTCATTAAATGTTGGCTCAGGTGCAGCCTCAACACCGTTCGGATCGAATGGTCTGCGAAGTGGAGCGAGAGTCAGACTTCATCCAGAGGCAAGTGGTATCGTATTTCTCAATGGCGGAATAAATGCAGGATACCCACTCACAGCAGGTGATGAAGTGTTCATTGAATGTGACAACTTCTCTAGAATAACCGTAAGTGCCGCTGCAGGCGGATCAAACATGATAGTCTTTGCACTAGGATCCTAATATGCCTTTAGAAAAAATAGATTATGCTCCCGAATCGGGAGAGTGGTTTCCTCACTCGAACGATGAAAGTTACATCAGTAGAGTTAGATCAAATTATCTTTTCTATTCAAAGAATAATGAAACTGAATTTGGTACATTCAATGTGGCGTTCACCAACACGGTAACTCTCGGAACAAGTGATACCATGGCCAATTCATGGCCTATTGAAGTAAATGGCTCTGTGCCAACTGAGGTTCAAACTACATTTACCCCCAGTCCAATTTACACTGTATCGTACAACAGAAATCAAAATACACTGGCAATAACAATAAAAGGACAATTATTGTTAAGTACCTATGAACTGATTTTCGGGACCGGCTCAGCAGAGGCAAATGAAGCACTTCAAATCGACACAGAAATATACAATGAATATAAAACAAATCTAGAAAAAATATTAGATGATACTAACTCAGATGGAATGGTCGGAAACTTTTTTGGTTTCAACTGGGGAATTATAGAAACACCTCTTGGTACTTTCAATTGCGAAGACATAGTTACTGAAATTGTCCGTGTTGTCTCTGCAACAGAAACGGAAGCAGGTTCTGGTGGTAATTTTACTACATCTCAATCGTTTACTGTTGTATTCGAGGTTCAGAACAATCAGGAGTTTCCCTCTGAAATGTTCTCTGGTGGTGTTAGCACATGGGGAAGTAATACGACAGACGGTGTGATCGAATGGAACCCATCATTAACTGACGCCGTTTTGGCGGGAGACATAATTAATCTCAACGCGGTTGTTCCAGCAATAACAATCGGACAATATATTCATCTTGATAGTGATGGATCCCTTGGAAGATATCAAGTAACGGATATACACGAAGAACAATATCTTTTTGTCAAAAGAATAGATGGTGAAGTCTTCCAAACGGGAACTCACAATAACACCACAATTAAAAACTTAAGTCTCCAACCAAGACTACGAATCAAGTATCGTTTACCAGATTCGAGTGGAGTCGGTGGTGGTGGCGGCGGAGGTGGATCCGTTCCCAGAGCCATGTATAAATTTTATTCTCAGCAAAACGCCGATTTAAGTTACAAGCCTGCTGCTACCAATAGTTCTAGAGAAGCGAGAGAAGGTTTGGAATCCGATGAACACCAAACATTAATAGAAGTCAATGAACTATTCAATATTGGTTATTCCCGAAGCATTAATGGTATAGGACTTGGAAACCTTTCTTGGGGTGTAAACACAACAAAGGTTGATCAGTCTTCAACTGGTGGAAGAAACGCCGTCAGAGTAACACCGTGGAGAAAAGGTTATAGAGTAGCAAACCGCTTTGTACCCAAAGAGGTAACGGTTAGAAAATTTGGAGGTAGTGAGAGCAGTACACCCCCCAATCTTACTGATGCCTATCTTAAACAAGAATTTACTTTAGGAATAGCAAGAAGCACAAATACAGGCGATGCAATTAAATATCCAGAGGCGATGCTTCACTCACCAATTTTAGTTCAACATGAATCCCCATCCAGTGGCGGAGAGGGAAAGGGAAATATATTATTCACAACCGCTAAAAAAGGCTCTGTAGAAGTTTTATCGGGATTCGGAGAAATAAATGATATTATGGGCCACCCCTTCGATGTAACAGTCCCCAGAGAAGACGGTTCTGGTAATGCAACAAACGGATACATTCTCGAAGAGAGTGTTCCTAATCAGATATCGTTTACCGCAAACATGGAACACGAAGGTAACTCAACAGGAAGACTTCCAGCGTTTAACTTTACTGGAGAAGTGTCAACCAAGTATGGTGTTATTCCCGCTTACTCAGGCGAAATAACAGCAGCAGATAATGTCGCCGCAAATCAAATGACACCTGAACATGGTTTTATTAAATTTAACTACAGCAATTCAGATTTAGGTATTACGAATCAGTTTGCAGTTTTTCTTGACATTAGTGAAACTGACGAGGTTCTTCGGTGGAACGGCTCGAACTATGATGCCGATGAAATTTGGAGAAACACTTTTAGTAGTTTACAAATTCGTAATGTGACAACAGGTAAAGTCGTCGTGATCGGAAATGACTCGACCCCAAGTTACAAGGTTAAGAAAAGTAGCAAGACAAACTATGTTGTGGTTATGCATACCGACATGAGTAGTATTGATACTACTTTTACTATTAGCACCGATGATGAAATCACCATAGAGTTCATCAACAAAAAGGTAATCCAAAATTACCAATTAGACGAAGATCCATCATCACCAACAACACCATATGTACCTATTGCATACAGACCACTTGAAGATGAAGATCTAGATGATCTAGTGGTAACAGAAATCGAAAGAAATCTATCAGACTTCACAATCACTAGTGATGGACTTCTAGAAACAGGAAACATCACCATCAATTACGATGGTGATGTCCCAGATGGTACGGAATTTAGACTCTTCATTGAAGATGAAGAGGATGAAGGCTAATCAGCCCTTGTTCCAAGGAAGCAGTCCACCAAGCCAACTAAAGAACTTGGGACCAGCAACGGCGCCAAGAGCGAAGATGACGAGAGTGTAAAAGACAGTTCCCAGAACTTCTGAGGTAGTAATGTCTTCAAACATTTTCTTCTCCTTTAAAAAGGTACTTTTCTCTCTTACGCCACGCAGCGTAAAGTCTTTTATATGTAGGGTGCTTTCTCGCCCTGTCATATACTTCTTTAAAGATTCTCGCGGACTCTGCCTTGTCGCATGTCCAGTGATCATCCTCTTGTGGTTTTACATTTCCATTCTCATCGTACTTGCGACCCGCTCGATGCTTG